ACAAATCCAAGCGTACCACCGATGTTACCGTTCGGCTTCTTTGATTTGGCCATCGGCAATCCCTCCTTTGAGCAAAATAAAAGAGTGCGCCCCAATGAAGAGACGCACTCTTGCAAAAGCGAATCTCTCCATTGTTGCCACACAATCTCATTTTAGCCTACGGGCATAACGAGGAAGAGAGAAAACACCTTTTGCCAAAGTATTTTCCCCGTAGACTAAAAAATATATGAAACTGTGTGGCATTGTCAGTATAGCACATTAAGTTTTGAATGGAAAGAGTATTTTTATAGCCGCGAACGACATTTTGAGGCGCTGATAGTAGCAGCTGGCCAGTTGGCCACTTTTTTCTTCCACTTATATATAAATTTTAATATTTTTTTTCGCATTTAAGTGAAGAGAAAAAGTGGGAAAGTGGCCAGAAAACCCGCAAACCCTTGGGGCGCAACGGTTTCAGCCTGGCCACTTTTGAAAATAAAAGTGGGCAGAAAGTGGGCAAATGGCCAATTTTTCGTCATTTTCGGTCCTTTTTTCGTGCAAGAATCAAAAGGTTTCTGGCCAGTTCCGAAACAAAAGTGGGCAAATGGCCAGTTTTCGGACTAAAAGTGGCCAGCAAAACGCCCCAAAATTGACCTGCTACTAACAGTAATAGTAGCAGCTTTTGGCCTATTTTCAGGTCGAATCCTGCTTCAAAATTGGAGACGTCCGTACCCTTCGCTACCCGGCTATACCGTTCTCCCCCCAAATATTAAGGGTCTAATCAGTGTCGTCCGTACCCTTCTGTACTTCTTCGCCACCTATCTACACACAAAATATCAATCTCTGACTAGGTTTGTTCCTCAAAATGCACGCCGCTGGTAAGGCCGAGTTCGAGGTGCCACGGGGACAAACTGGTAGCGAGGAGGAGCTGGACGAACCCGCCGATGAAGAGACATGCCATACTTTTTCGGAGGTATCCCATTCCGCTTAGGCCAGAGTTCATCGCTCTCTCCAAGGTTGCGAAACATATCCTCAAGTGCCTGTGCAGCCTCCGCCATCGACTGGCCAAATGCCACCCAAGCATCCTTGATCTTTTGAACAACCGCCAGAATCTCTTCCATGGTCATGAGTCATCACCTCTCGAATATTATTTTGGGACTTGGAAACGCCTGCTTGCATATTGGTATAACAGCAGTTGAGTGCAGTTAAAAGGTTGTCGATCTGAACTGACCGGTCTGTCCGAATCTCAACCGTCGGCTCCGACATCGGTAAATATCCAAGCGCCTCCATCTGCTTATGTTCGCAGGTGGATACATATGGACACGCCCTACATTTTGCTACAAGTCTGGATAGGCCCAAATCTCATCACCTCCAAACCTTTCCGGAGCGCTTGTCCACCAGAACAATCCGCCCCTCAATCTCAAAGTCCGCCAACTCACAAATATCAAAGATGGCATAGAGCAGCTTATGGAACCGCTCCTCCTCGGCATCCATGTTCTTCAGAGCTTGGTAGGCTGTGGGGTCTGAGTAGCCCTCTGCGTTTTTTCGATCATTCCAGGACAATTTTTATCACCCCGTTCATTCATATATTTGATAAGCGATTGAGCGTGCATATCGCTGATACCGTATGTTTCTTGTAGTTTAGAGACGAACCAGTCTGGAACATTTTTTCTTCCGCATTCGATGGCAGACAACTCAGCCGGAGAAATATCAAGATCCTTTGCCATGTCATAGAGCAGGAGCGCCCGAACCAGGCGGATATCCCGCACCATTCTTCCAAAAGCGTCAAGTCCCATAGTCGCTCTCCTTATGCCACGCCTCAATGTAGACACCAATCCGCTTCAGCATCTGGGTACAGAGCCAAATATCATCCTGGTCCTCCATCTCATATCGGCTGACCAGCTCCTTGATGCGGTCGTGGAAGGCATCGTAATAGGTTCGGAGCCGCTGAGCCCCGAACCCAAATTGTTCATGCAGCACCCACAGAATGGTCGCATCGATTTCGGCGATGTGTTTTCTGTCGTACTCGGCCAGTTCCCGCTGGATCTCTAAATCCATCGCTTTTTTCTCCGCTGCGGTAAGTACAGCGCCGTACACTTTTCCTCCGGCTTTCTTGAGTTGCATAGGTGCCTCCCATAATCCAGTTTTCCTTAGCAAAGAACATGGGGACGGCGAAGAACAGCATCAAAACTGTCGCAGTCGCGTCCCCATCGAGAAACATGATTGGTAAAGAGAGCCCAACCAGCAGCAGAGCATAGAGTTTGTTTTTCAGCAGTTCTCGTTTCCACATAGAATCGTGAGTCCCCCTCCTTGAAAATATCAATTTTGTTCAGTACACAAAGAGGTGATAAGTGTGTCCCTTCGGATACTTCTTCTTACCATGGAAATTCTTTGCCATTGGTTTGCCCGTGGTAAGGCTGGTCGGGTACGCCCCGATAAGACTACGCCAATCACCGTAAAGACGATGCATTTGGCGGTTCACTTTGGGATAGCCGCGACGAACCATCTCGGCCTTGGCCATATTTCTCAGCAGACTACGCATGATTTTTACCTCCTAAAATATCATTGCGGGCTTCGCAAGCGCTCAATCGCCATACAGGCGGCATTGGGGTCAAGCATTTTTGCCCCCTTCTCCATATCCATCTCCAGAATGGTCATAATGGCATAGTTGGCCAGATCCATCAAAGTGTCCCGAATAGACTCATCAGTGACCCGCTGCTGGCCGGCGTCATTTGCAGAAAGGCGGGAAAGAGTTTTGAACCGGGAGAACTTGTCCCCCAGCCGAATCCGGGTCATGGCTAAACCCTCTTCTACGAAGGTCTGGTGGAAACTGTCGCCATAGTCATGGTTCTTCCGCTCGTACAAGCTATTCAGCTCATCGCAGATTGTCTTATGGCGCATCACTTTCTCATTCATAAACAGATTTCTCCTTTCAAAATATCAATCTGAATTGCAGTTCACTTTGATCGTTCGGTCTGTTTCATCGGCTAAGTGTTTGAGAAGCATGGTCATAAACACTTCAAAGCCGCCGGAGCAACCGATTTCTCTAAACGTAACCCGGTAATTTTGTTTATGCCACTGCTGCTTGTATCGTTTTTCCATATGGACAATGATGGAGTTGGTCATTGCTTCATATCTCCACATAATTTCAAAATGGCGATGCGCAAGATCAATCAGCGTTTTCTCAAGCATCAGGTTTTCCTCCCGGATTCCGATTACCGAACTGTTCCTGTACTCTGATGGAAATAACGGCACTTCAGCTCTGTCGGCTCGATCCAGGAAATATCCCGAAGCCGAATGCTTCTGATAGACTTGTCACCCTTTGAGGGTAAGTTGACACTGACTTCATCCACAGCAGCCTGGGCCGCCAAATACTCCTCTTTGTATTGGCACACATCCCTATGGCCGCATTTAGTGCAGCAGGTTTCTTTTACTCCGAACATACGAACCATCTCCTTATAATTTTCATCCAGCGTTGCGGCCTCAACATTCAGCTGGTGCAGCATCATTTGCAGCTCGTCAACCAGATAAGTTTTGTCATGGCCTTCGCGCTGGCGGACGAGGCCTCGAATCCAATCGGCGACAGTAATAGGAGGCGGGATCTGCAAACCGAGGTCGCGAGCCATACGGTCGATATACCCCACCATCTGGTAGGTCGGTGCTACAATGACAGCGCCGGTTCTTGCGGATTGCTGAATCAGAAATACAGTTTTACCTGTCTGTCTCCCGGCGATGTAGACTGTCATGGTGTTTTTTCCTCCTTTTGAGCTTGGCGACGTGCCTGTTTAAGTGCCAGTTCCATAGCGTCGCCGCCTATGTCATCGTCCTTATGCGGCTTTTTCTTTTTCGCTTCGCACCTAACCAAAGTCGCGTCGTAATCATAGCCGATCCCGGCTTGATACTTTTTCGCAATGGCGCGAAGCTTTTCAGCATGATATTCATAAGTGGCACGATGGAACCCTTCCAATCCCCACTCATCACAGGCCAATTCCAGCAGTCTGGCATAATCCATCAGAGCATTGACGATTTTATAAATATCGCCATAGCAGGTTTTGATTTCGCGTTCACCATCTGCATCATGAAGGTGAAGGGTTACCTTTTCCAGTTCTATGGGCCTGGAAATAATCGGCTCAAATCGTTCCCGTGGACTGAGTTTTCTCTGAGTGGTTTCAGAATTTGATGCTTGAGGTTGGGGGACTTTTTGCACAGGAGAAGAGGGGTAGGGAGGCTTCCATGACTTAGGCGATGATTTCCCAAATAGTTTCTTGGTAAACTTCTCCTTCATAGTTCGGTCTTTCTCCTTTTTCAGATATCAATGTGAACTACTCCTCAGCAGACTCAACGATAGTCACGGTGCCCTCAAACACTCCGAACTCGGATGACTGTTGGAAAGTATGTGTTTCCGGCTCCTCTCCATCTTGCATTGGCCGAGTGAGATACCACAAAGAATCATCTTTCCAAGTGATCATCTCCAGTTTTTGGCCGGGTTCCAGTTCCAAAGTCATATCGCCACCAAAAGAGCGAGCAACGCCTTGGTCGCACCCAGTCAATAGCCCTAACGACAAAATAGCGCACAAGAGTGCGCCGACGTAAATGCGTTTCATGTTTTCTCCTTTTCCGAAAATATCAAGGCCTGATTTCAGCGATGGACTCTACAAAGCAGTTGTAATAGGTATAGCGCTTCCCCTCATAGTCAAAGAGAACATAGCCGCCGTCATTGCCCTCTATATCAATTTTCCCGGTGTACTGTGCAATGATCTCTCCGTCGGCTGTATAAATTGTCACCGTCCGTTCGAGTCCATTGTCTAAATCGCTTTTCTGATCCGTCATGGCCCGCTGGCCAGATGCGGTGTTCTGGAAGTACCAGCGCATACCGAAGAACAATCCCAAAATCAGCAGAATGGCAACCGCCACACTGATAATCTTTCCGAGGACGTTCTCAATCAGACACGCGCCCGCGATGCCGGCACATAAAATGAGTGCCGCAAATAACACAAATGCAATCCAACCGCCGATAGTCATGCTTTTTCTCCTCCTTCAAATATCAAAGAACCTCCGTAAGAATTCGGAAGTCCTTAAACACGCCATCTTCCAAAGTTACTTCGACAGGTTTTCCAAGCAACTCGGAAACATAGTTCACCTTTGCATCCTTGAGGATTCTAGTCACGTGGTCAAGGGATTCTGCAAGATTGCTGTTGCGAGTTTCCATTTCCCAGTGGCAGTCGGGAGACATATTCACCGTATATTTACCAGCATCCATAACGCCACTGCCAGACATCGAGAACCCAAGTTGGAGCCCCAGTTGAAATGAATAATCTCGCATAGTACCAAACTCAGCAAAGTCAATTTTGCCAAGCCTTTTCTCAAGCATTTTTATTCCTCCCCAACAAGTTTCTGATACAGTTCCTCAGCCTCTTTGCCTTGGAACTGGTTGATGATGCGAACATTATCGCCAGGTGCTTTCCGCCCGACGATCAATACCGCGGGGTCGCCGTGGCTGTGGTCAAAGCCGACCAAAACCGTGTCAAAATTTTTCACAGTACCCACCTCACAAAGTCAAAGAGTAATTTCACGAGGAATAGAAGACCGATGATGGCCAGGATCAAAACAGCATTGAATAGAAAACGCAAAATGTCATCCCAGCCATGCTTCATTTTTTCTTCACCCGTTTGGCCTTTCTCTCCTCATACTCAGCTTTCTCGATGGGGACCATCTTACCATCCTCTTCTTTGAAGTAACGGTTCAGCTCGATCCGCTTATCGTCGGGTGTGAGAATATAAAGATAAGCGACAGTATCATAGTCGCCATTCTTTGGGTCAACCAGGAAGTCCTCGGAGAAGACGCGATACTTCTTGGTAGAGGGCAGATAGGGCATGGTAATAGGGAAGATCGTGTCGATAAGACGAGTCATCATCCCATTACTAAACGCCGCACTAGGATAGTTGACGTTGATGCCGCAAACCCGGTCTATATCGGAATAAGTAGCCGTCCCGTCCGGAGCGATTTCTTTGAACAGGGAGGACATACGTTTACACTGGTACTTCTGATACCCTTCTTTCCAGCTACACTCGCCGGTGATATCGCTCCAAATATCCGGAGTGTCTTCGATGGGGGTCAGACACTTACCATCGATCAGGCGGTTTAGAATGCTCTTGGTGATCTGGATACTGAATCCGGAGTGGCCATCTCGGGCCAGCGTTTGATAAGCCCGAAGGGCGCTCTCATAGCAGAGCACGCCATAGGCCCAGTCGTCCGTACCCTCCGAAGCCTCCCGCTCACTCTGACAGGCAAGGGCAACCTCCTGAGCAGCCCAGGAATCTTCTTCCTCGGCCATGTAGACCGCCCGGTCATCCCAATACTCATTGGCGAATATCTTTCTGGTATCGCCCCCAAAGGCCTTGATGATCTCCGGCAGATTCTCATTGACCGCGTCCAGATGGATACCCTGCTCTTTGCAGAATGCCAGCGCCTTTTCCAAAGCCTCTCCGACTCGATTGGTCCAGAGGATGACCTTGGCGCCATTGGCTTGCTCCTGCTTGAGCCGAGAGATGGTCTTGTTGATCGGATCGCCGACCTCCGGGAACTTGTTTGTGACCAGACAGCCGTCGAAATCCACCGCGATGATCTTCGGCCGGGACTCTTTGTTTTCCGTAGTCTCAACTGCTTTTACATTCATCTCATCCATGTGTGTTTCTCCTTTTCAAAATATCAATCCGTAATAGTGAGTTCATTAAGCGAAACTGTTGCCAGTGTGCCGTCCGGTCGCTTGACAACCGCCTTGTTTGCGAAGAGCCCAACGCCGAGCTGTAAAATATCGACCTCTTCACGTCGCAATCGCTCACACTCGGCACAGCTTTCAGGGGTCATCCAATCCATGTCGATGCAAGGGGAACAACTAACTGGTCTTTTATAAATCCCTTTCATGCCGCTCCTTTCCAGAAAATATAAATGCCCCGAACTGCTGCTACACAATTCGAGGCATTCTTTTTTTTCGTATTTGGTTTAATCCGAGGCTTTGAAGTTGTAAACGGGGTGGATGCGCTCCACGATGATTGCAGTGGGGCCGATTTGGGAAACGATCTCCTCTATGCTCTTGTAGGCCATCGGGGACTCGTCCAAGGTGTCAGGCACTACGCAAGTTGTGTAGATGCCCTTCATCTCATTCTGGAACTCTTCTATGGAAAGCATATTGAGTGCTGCTCGACGGCTCATGAGGCGCCCGGCTCCGTGCGGAGCAGAGCAGTTCCACTCCTCATTCCCCGTGCCAATGCAGATCAAGCTGCCATCCCGCATGTTGATAGGAATGAGCAACTTTTCTCCCTTCTTGGCAGAAACAGAGCCCTTCCGAAGAATCATGGCGTCCGTATCAATGTAGTTGTGGATAGTGGTGAAAATATCTACGGCAGTGAGACCCATACCATCTAGGATAACGTCCACCATGGCTTTTCGATTGAGTACGGCGAACTGCTGCGTCAACTTCATATCGTGGATGTAGTCGTCAAACAGTTTTCCCTCCACGTAAGCGAGGTCTTTGGGGATATCCAGCTCATGTTCCTTCTTCAGCGCTGTAATGGTCTTCTGGATCTCCTGGAGCCGTCCTTCAGCTTTGAGCTTTGCGATGGTCTCCTGGATCTGATGCTTGGCTCCGCCCCAGAGTGCGCGGCGTCCCTCATTCTGATAGTAGTCGGCCACTTCCGTTCCGAGGTGCCGGCTCCCGGAGTGGACGACCAGAAACAGCCGTCCGTCCCCGGCTTGGTCTACCTCAATAAAGTGGTTACCACCACCCAAAGAGCCGATGCTGCGAACCGCTCGGTCAAGATTGATCTGGTCAGCGCACCGGAGCTGGGTCAAGTCGATTTCGGAGTTAAGAGAGTGGGGAATATCACGAATTTCCCGGCCATAGGGAATCTTCTCCCGGATCAGCGCGTCCAGCTTGGCGTAGTCGATTTCACGTTCGGCCAACTCCACCGTTTCCATGCCGCAGCCAATGTCCACACCCACCATACCGGGGACGATTTTATCCCGGATGGTCATAGTCGTGCCAATGGTACAGCCTTTTCCGGCGTGCACATCGGGCATGATACGGATTTTACAGCCCGCAAACTCGGGCCGGTCACACACTGCCTGAATCTGCTCCCGAGCCGCTCCTTCCAGCTCATTGGTGTAGCAAATAGCAGTGTTGTATTGCCCTTGAATAGTTATCACAGTTTTTCTCCTTTCCTGCGAGATTTAGAAGTCCAAATCAGTCACATCGTCCCAAATATCCGTCAGCGATCTTCCGTCAAAGAGTTCGTCATTCAAAACCTCATCGACAGAGCTGACAGAAAAGGCATCGTCTCCGCACCATACCTCAAATAGATCTTTCGCCAGAGGATCAATGCCGCAGGAGAAACCGTTATAGATGAAAGTGACATGACCGACCAAATTGGTAAGATGGTCTTTAAGTTCCTGAATCGTCATAAAATATCATCATTCTCCTCTCGTTCTTCGTCTGTCAAATCTCGAATAGGACGCTCAATTAAGTCGCCGTTTTCGTCATAAATATAATCATGGGCGTGTTCGCCGTGTTTTCCAAAGCCATGTTGCTTAGGGTGCCCATGATCGTTATTGCTAATTTGTTTTGTTTGCTTGCCAGCACCGTCGTAGTAATTACGATCGATTCCGCCCTTACCATTCGTCGTCTGTGTGATTCCATTTGGCGGTCCGGTCAGTTCGGTATGTTCAACCGCAATTATACTCTGCCCACCGGCATTTTTCAATCTGTCAATAGGATACGGTGGCCCATTGCGCACACCCCACTTTTGGCCCTTGACGCCGTGGTGAGCCAGGACATTGAACCCAAGCCGGCCCCGGAGCTCCCAGAGAATATCTTCCACTGTCGCTCGGGTTTTGGGGTGAAGTTTGATGTAGGCCTGGTGGTCATCATACCAGGAGAAGATCTCACTCAGGTCACCTTTCTCCCAGCTGAAGGCCCACCAGTCGCAGATCATCTCAATAATATAATTGTAGGGCATCTTCAATAGGACTTCGCCTTCACCGGGGTCGTCGTTGATCAGGACCCAGTGCTGCCAATGGTGAGGATTGCGGTGGATATGTAGAAGCCAAGCCCGATTAAACGCCTCCACAATGGCGTGAGAGCGGTTGCCGCCGTAGAAGTAAGCGTCATAGGCCTCGTACTCGTCGGGGTTTGACTTGGAGGCGTCGTGTTCAAATTCGGTTTGCCAAGCGGCACTCGGTCGGCCTTCAAACAGCCAAGGCATGTTGGTCTGAAGCCAATCAAAGCCCTTTTTCACATTTGCTTTATGCTTTTTCAAATATAAATCATATTGTTGACTCATCGGGGCACCTCAATTCTTAATACCAAGTTTCATCTTGGCCTGCTTGAGCGTGAGCCCGACAAAGCTCTCCGGCTGAAGACTGATGGGTGCCTTAGAACGAGAAACGACTTCTCCATACTTCAGAATACCCTGCGTTCCGCCGTCATAGAGAAGTCGCATCCGATCGTTCAAAATATCATGCTGAACCATCTTAATTCGTTTTTGAGCCATATCGGTCCTCCTTATTTAGAATTGTATCGTGGCAGCTCCCAATTTTGTGCAAATGACTGCGTAGAAATATAGGGGCAAGATTTTACGGTGTAGAGATTGACTTTCCATTCGACCCATAGGCATTCTCCTTTGATGAAGATGCGGGTATCATAGACTTCACCAGTTCGCAATCCCATAGAACCGTCTTCCCCAATAAATTTCAGTTTCATCTTGGCCTCCTCAATCGTTCTTATCTTCATAATTGATGGGCTTATGGGAATTCAGATTGACCGGATGCTCCAGGCACTCGTCGCAAGGCGGTTCGTTCTCCTCCAGTTTTTCATGCTTGCAGGATTTACAATACTTGCCGAAGTAGACAAGCAGGTCGTTATCTCTGATAGGCATGGCGGCGCTCCTTATAATTCTCCAGAATTTTCATACCGTTCCAAAGCTCGACTGCACTTGGCAATAATGTTTTGCCGAATTGTCTGCTCATCCACCCCATATTGGTGCAGCATAACAAGAATTGTGGTCAGAACGTCGCAGGCTTCATCGATGATTTCCGCATCATTTCCTTTCTTTCGATGCTTTTTCATCAACATTTTAATAAGTTCTGAGCATTCTTTGATAAGCTCCGAACATTCTTCCACAACATAGACACTTTGCGGAACACCGGAAGTAGAATCCAATTTTGCCACTGCGGAAATGGCATTCTTCAAAGAATCGTCCGGTCTGGGATGGAAGTCACAGCAGGCAATCTCTCCGGACTGAACTTGTTTACGATACTTCGGGTCTTGAGCCTCTTTGCATACTAGGGCACAGACACAATCGTTACAATTCACGTTAGAATGGACCCCTCTTTCTACGAAATAGGTATAAGGGCCGCAGCCGATCTCCTCAAAGCCGCCCGGAAAGGTGGGGGCATTAACGGCATGCGAAATATCAGTGGTATGCCGGCAATCGAGATAGTGGCACCGGTCTCCACATTGTTTTCGATCGCATAGATAGAGTTTATTTCCCGAATTGATCTTTGGCATTGGGCCCTCCTACAACTCAATAATTTTGAGAAAGTCGGATTTTGCCTTTTCCTTGATCGTCTTCCACAGGGTCTCACTGGCCAGTTCATGCGTCCAAACCGACCGCCCCAGGAGCTTTTCGATGTACTTATGAACCTCAGACATATCGCACATCAGAATGCCGGTATAAGCGGAAAGAACTACTTTTTCATGGAGTGTCATCTTTGTATTCCTCCTAAATATAAAAGAAGAGAGCCCACGTTTCCGTAGGCTCTCCCTTTGGTCGAGGTTTAGAACTTCAGCTTTTCATTGATTTTGCGAATCTGTTTCTCGACCTTTTCCTGGATTTCGGTGTTCCCGGCCTTGATTGCCAGATCCAGGACCTCCTGCCAGTCTTCTAACTGGTCAAGGAGCATTCCCTTGTACTGGTTGTCCGTCATGCCCATGGGATCATCACCACCATCCAGAAGGTGAGAATTGTTGCGTTCAGCCATAGCTTAACAACCTCCTTCCATAATAGGAGCTGCACTTTTTGCGCATAGTCGATTTGGCTTATCCGAGTTCATCATACCATGTGCGCCGGAGGGTGTCAATTAAGTCGTGGCTGGGGCAAGGCCAATCTTTTTGCGATAGTCATTGTAGGTGATTTTGCCGCGCTCCAGAGCCTCTCGAAGTGATTCCTCGTCCGGCCAGGGATAGACATTGAGCGTCATACCACTATCGGGCGAAATATAAATTGCTACCGACCGATCGCGCTTTTCTACGGCGTCGTCGATAATGGTATGTGCCTCATTCCAAAAGCTGATAAAATCTCGGCGTTCCACGAAATATCAATCCTCCTTAACGCCAAAATAGTAGGTACAGTATCATGATAGAGATATGGACTTTTAACACAAAGACCCAAAAGTCCGCAAACTTCCGAAGGAGCCACCAACAGCAAGGGTGCCGTTTCGTCCACGTCTGTAAATGCTCTTCCAAAATATCAAGTTTGTTTTTCATCACCACTTAATGTCGCAGGCTCCATCCGAACAGTTCTCGGAAGGTTTGTCCTCCTCAAAGATATGGAACGACTTTCCCTCCTGAGTTGCCTTCATGAGAGCGCCCCATGTTTCAGCATCGACATCCTCTTTTCGGATTCGGAACACGGCGCGATCAGCATTCTTATGGCCGCTGTGCATTTCATAAAACTTGTCCCACTGAGCATTCAGTTCCTCACGGACTCTTCGCTTTGCCTCTTCCATAATTTCATTGCTGATAGGAATATCTT